CACGTACCGGTTGTTACTAAGACCTTTGCGTGCTCAATGTTGTAGTCGTCTTGATACGCCAAGGCCGCTTCGATGAATTGCTCCACCTGCGGCCATATTAGGTTTACGTAATTAATGTCTACGTGTTGTATCTTCATGCAGGCAAATACTTATCCGCTTTCGTGTTCGCAGCAACCCTATCCTTACCAACCGTCCTGCGTCTTGCCTTCTGCACCCGATCCATCATGGCGTACAGCTTACGCGCACCAGCCTCTGTCGAGCCGTTACCTAGTTCCGACACGATGCGTGCTGGCACTACAAACTCACCATCAGCAAGACGAGCAGGCTGACGCTCGCCAATGACAGCAGGGATAGAATCAGAAACTCCATCGCCGGGTCCTTTCAGTAGACGACCGCCATCGGAATAACCGCCAAGATCAGATACGCCGCCACCTGCTGCATATCCACCCATCGCCGCTAGTCTGCGGTTCATCATCGTGTAGAAGTCACTTAAGCCAAGCTGCTCTTCTGGTGATTGATATGCGGGGATATTAATTGGTGCTGCCTGCGTTTGTGGCATGAGCGCAGCAATACCGGGGCCGCCAACAGGAGGCGCGATGCCGCCAGCGGTTTTAGAACCCGTATTTAATGGTGGAAGATTTTTAAGTGTGGTGTCTGCGTAACGGGGCGCACTTAATTGCGTCATCACAAACGTCTTCGGATCATAAGAATATTTGTACTGACCTTCAATTTTTGGATCTTTTGTGTCTCCACCGGAAGCGAATTTAGCCTCACCTGTGTATGAGCCAACACCGGCGTCACCGCTTGGAGAAATTATGTTGACCGCTTCAGGGCGTTGCATCATCGGATTGCTATATAACGCCGTCTGAAGTCCTGCCTGCGGATACATCAGATTACCGCCCACGGCATTCATTGCCGACATAGTTTCTACTGGGCCACCTACCGCCAACCCCATAAGGCCACCCTCTGCCGCTTTGTAAGGCTCTAGCTCAGTAAAGGTAGGGTTGAAATACATACGTTCGCTGGTATCTGCTACCGGGCTTGTGTCGTACGCCCCAGTGTTGGGGTTGTACGCAAATTCGTACGGGCGAATCATGCCCTTGTCTTGCTCTCGCGCTTTTGGCTTTGGCTGCATCAAACTGTACAAACCATAAGCACCAGCGGCAGACGCATAAGGATGTTCTTTTACGTAATCACCCGCCGCGTCCAAGCTTGGATTCTTAAAGAAGTTGGCAGCGTTTTGCAGGAAATTCTGTCCGGGCTGGATTGTAGATCCCGGAGGAAGCATGGCGGATTGGGTTACTTCTGGTGTAAGTCTTAATCCAGTCTCCATACCTGTAGGCATACGAAGACCGCCAGATTTAACTGCATTTGATAGGTTTGCAGCCTGTTGGATTTCGATTGGGGCAACTTCTACGGGCAGCCCGCCGGTTAGATAGTTTGTGCCACCAGCTACATCTCCTGCGGTAGTGCTCGCCTTTACAAACTTCGGTGCTAGGTTTGCGCTTTGTGTGCCAAGGTTACCCATTCCTGTCGCTTGGTTAATAGCGCTAAACGGACTTTTCATTGCCAAAGACTTAAGACCTGTAGCCCCCGGCGCTGTGGAAGCCAACCCCGGAATAGTGGTGCCTGCTTTCAATCCACCCAAGGCAGGCGCAGCTTTGGCGAAGATACCGGCAGTCGGTGCAACGGCGGAAGGTAGCGCGCCCAGAATGCCCGGCGCTGCTAGGTTGGCTCCTGCGTAGGACAGTGCTGGCATCGCTGCCATCGCACCACTACCTAGCGCAGTACCAGCAGTCAAGCCTGCGCCGAGTGCGGTTGAGGCACCTCCGGCAACAGTAGCGGCACCGGCGGCTTTAGCTAAAGCAGCAGCACCAGCGGTTTTGGCTACGGCGCCACCAGCAAGCGGGGCTAAAAAGGCCATGATTTCACCTCATTGTCAATTGCAAGAAGTTTAGCACTTCACTGCGTTATCTCATAGGGCGGCAACGCCTACCCAACTCTCCAATTAGTGCCGTCAAAAAACACAGGCACTCCTGCCGCACCGCCGCCAGCGACAATAGTATTAAACGTAGTGACTGATGAGTCTGTGACAAATGCCCTAGCTCCAACACTTACTGCGGTAGTACCCGGTAATGTTGCTACTGTGTAAACACTACCTAAATTAAACTGCCCGACAAAGTTGTCCAGCGTGTTGAAGTACTGACGTAGGATGTTGTTGAGCGTGTCGTGATATGTACGGTCATACTGAACTGGCGCAAACGGCAATAACGGCGCTTTTGTCCGTGTAAGATCGATAGACTCTGTAACAACGATCTGCGTGGTCATTTTCGCCCATCCGGCCTAACGTCAATACGCGGCACACCCAACTGCCACTGCGTGCCAATCGTATCTGAACTAATCCTAAACGCCATCTGCCTACCGCGCGCACGGGTGTACACAATTTCGGTGAATTGCTGCACGTTGTAAGTCTGCTGCCCGGCATAACTCTGCGGGGTGGTTACTCTGTCGTTGTACGCCGAACCATAGCCTGAGCCGGGGTTTTGACGCGGGCGCATAGTAAATACTACTAACGGGTATTCAGGTGCAGGTGTTGTTGACCCGTCAAATGTAATATCTGGCAGCATCCTCCAGACAAACCCGTAGTTATGCCCATCGCCAATATCAAAGTCTGACGACTGAACATATGCGCTGATCGGGCTTGGCGGGTTAGTCGAACCATCATCCACCGCTGCCTCGTGATACACAAGCAAATTACCGCTGGTTGCAGCAATAGGAAATGGACGCAGGGCGGAGTCAAGCCACGCGGTGCGGTCTAATGTGCCGTAGTACCAGACGCGGTCAAGGTAGTTAAAGATAACGTAGCGATAAATGATGTCTGAGTTAGCGGAGCAATAGAACCACCATACCTCAGAATATCCTTCGTTGGTACCCGCCTGCACCTGCGCAAGTTGGTCTTTATTAATGTCGTTAAAGATGTAAGTACGCACCGAGCATGGTAGCGTTTCAACTCGACCAGAATAGATGTAGAACTTATCGATACCCATCCAATACACTACGCCAGCCGCCGTTGCCATCGCGTTTTGCGAAGCGATAGAGATGTTGTCAGCTAGTAGAGTGAAGCCCCAGACAAACGGTGGGCCAAGATACTGCATGGCATAGATTGCAGCGTCTGTCCAAATATTAATTTCTTGACGAGTCTGCAACGCCCCCACGATTAATGAGCCGTGCGATAGTCGATAACTACCCGCTTGGTTAGTGGCTGAGGGTGTCCAGCCCGTGTAGCTTTCTTGTTCCGTCCAGCGGATCAGCATTGGGTCTTGTGGGTTGGTTCCGTAAGAACCGTAATCATCGCAACCAAACGCAATCACAATCCGGGATGAATCCGACACCATGATCTCATTAATTTTGCTGGGTACATCTGTGCCGGACACAAGCACACCACGAGTAGTAAACGCAGGTGTCACACCAGTACCCGGTTGCCACAGATACAAAGCGCCGCCACGTGGGCTAAATAGCAAGTCTTCGCCAAAGTTGGATTGGCTCCAAAGCCGCAAATCTACTTGGATTGAAGAAGAACCATCAAAAGCCTGACCCCATCCGGGGAAGCTAGTAGATTGCACAACCAGAGCGCCATTACTATGAGACGCCGCAGTAGTGCCATCCGAGCCGCGCACGCACCCCGTAAAGTCAGTAGCGGTTTTGCCTGAATACGTTATGTATTCGCTGTCGATTAATATCGCACCGGTTGTGGTAAACGATGCTGTGCTTGCTACGGTAATCGTAGTTACTACGTTATCAATACCACCGTTTAGCGTAGAAGATGACACGCCGGATATATAACCACTCCACGGAGAAACGCCCCACCCTGTGCCTATCGTATTTATCGCCGTGCCTACGCTAATTTGGTAAGCAGCATCAGTGTTAGCCCCACCGTTGCCCACATCAGACGAATTAGCTGCAACGGAAGTAGTGATGGTGTATTGAGTGCCAGATATTACCGTTTGGATTTGATACTCTTGGTTTAATACCGCAGCGGTAATATTGCCACCGAGGCTCACGGCGCTTGAAAAAGTAACAAAGTCCCCCGGTTGCAAACCTGATACTGATGTATCAGTAACCGTAATGGTCGTAGAACCATTAGTGGCTGCAAACGTCGTGGTGTTTGTTGTGGTTAAACGGATTGGCGTGATGTCGTAATACGCACCGCCATTTTCGACGTAGAACTTTAAGTTGGTACCAACCCCAACTATGTTAGAGTTTTTTAGCGTAATCCAATTCCATAACGATCTGCATACGCCCAAGAAGGTGTTGTATGACATCGCCGCCCAGCCGCCAATTTTTTCAGGTAGCCAGAGCGAAAGCGCACTTTGTCGCAGTCGTACCAACCACCCTCATTGGCAAGCGTGGTGCCTTCGCGGTTGACCCCCGGCCTAAACTGTAGTTTCTGTAGAGGCACTCAATTCACCTTTTGTCTTGCGGTGTTGTACTGGGTGTAGCACTGTTTGAGGGCGGCTCTGAGTTCGTCGGCTTCGGCAGCGAGCCGGACAAGAAACTCCCCATCCTCTCTGTAAAGCTCTTTTCCACTACAGGATGCGGATCTAGCGCCGGTGGTACCGGACACGGCACTTGTTTCGGTGGGGCGGGTCTGCCTGTCGCGCAAGCTGTTAGTAAGAGCGGCAGCACGAGCATTAATATTCCTGATCTCAGCATCTTTATCCCTCCGCAGCTTGTCCGCTGCCTCCTGCATCTCTTGCTCGCGCTTCCTAGCTTCTTCCTGTGCTTTGGCATAGGCGGCATACTGCTCAGCCTTCTCCTTATCCCACGCCTGTTGCACCTCGGCTTTGCCAG